GAAGAGAGCCTTGAACCCAAGCACGCCAACGACAAAAAACAACAAAACTATATTCACGGAATCAAACGAATTCCAAGGCAAAGAGATCCTTTACCCCACAGTCAGAATGATTGACGGGAAACTGGCCGAGCTTAGTAGCAAGCAAGCGTTTGATATGGCAGTTAAAAACAAAGACTTTATTATCTTTCAGGATGGGCGATCTGCAAATAACTTTGCGAAAGGGCTGACAGACTACATATCAGAATTAAGGAAAAAATAATGGCTAGATCTTTGATGCGGAAGTTCCGCGAAGTCAAAAAGAAAGATGGTGTCCCCGTCAAGTATACTGCTGGTGCTGCCAACCCAGAAGCCAGGAGAGCAGAGATCAAGCGCACAGCGGAGAAGTACCGTAAGGGTACGCTCACCAAAGAGGAGATGGACCGCATCTCGAGGCGGCGGAGTAAAGGATAATGGCTACATACAAAGGCATATCAAGTCGCTTCAGTACGGAAACCATGAAGAAGGTCTACAAGCGTGGGCTTGGCGCGTATTATTCTGCGGGCTCAAGGCCAAAGGTTTCGGCTCACCAGTGGGCAATGGGAAGACTCAAATCATTTGTCACAGGCAAGGGTGGTGCGCGAAAAGCAGATAAAGATTTACTGAATAAGTGATGAGGTTTGCGGATATGGATGTAGACAAGCTGAAAGACCAGTTGATTCTACATGAGGGATTGGAGCTAAAGACTTACCAATGCAGCGCAGGATACATAACGCTCGGTGTCGGGCGCAACGTCGAAGAGTTAGGCATCACCGAAGACGAAGCCAGATATCTTCTGGACAACGACATTCTGAGGGTCAGCAAGGAACTGGACAATGCGATGCCCTGGTGGAGAGACATGAGCGAGGTGCGCCAGAGAGTTGTAGTTGACATGGTGTTTAACCTTGGCCTGAGCCGTTTTCTCAACTTCAAACTTGCCATAAACGCGATGCAGGAAGAAGATTGGGAAGAGGCGGCTGCTCAGATGTTAGATTCCAGGTGGGCAGACCAGGTGGGGCAGCGAGCCCACCGTCTTGCCAAAGCAATGATTGAGGATCAGTTGGAGGTTTAGATGCCAGAAAAACTAGAGCGAAGCCTGATGGCCCAGGCGCGAAAGAAGGGGCTCAAAGGCAAAGAGCGAGACAGGTACGTTTACGGTACGTTGCAGAAGATCGCTGGGCCAAAGGAGTCTGAGAAGGCTTCTCGCACAGGTAGCGTTAGGCGTGGCTAAGACTCCTGCATGGCAGCGCAAAGAAGGCAAGAACCCGAAGGGTGGTCTCAACGAGAAAGGTCGCAGATCCTATGAGAGAGAGAACCCAGGGTCTAATCTGAAGCGCCCAATCAAGTCAGGTGACTCTCCACGCAGAGCAAGTTTTCTTGCGCGAATGGGTGCAGCCAGAGGCCCAGAAAAGAAAGACGGAGAGCCAACAAGGTTGCTCCTCTCACTCCGAGCTTGGGGTGCGAGCAGTAAAGCAGATGCCAGAGCGAAAGCTAGGGCAATATCGAAACGTAACAAAGCGAAAGCATGAGGTAGAATATGCCAGGTCACTATGGAAAAGGTTCAGGAATGAAGCCAAAAGGTTCGCAAATGTCAGCCATGAAAAAGGCTAGAGAGAAGAACAGAGAAAAAATGGGCGGTGCTAAAGCGCCCATGAAAAAGATGAAGTGATCAAAGGCAAACGTCCTGCATAAAGGGAATAACAAAACAAATCAAAAGCATCCAGTTGGTGTGATTGATCCCAGGTAAATACTTACGAGGCTTTCGTTTTGTTAGTTTTGGTTCCTCGCAAGTCTTTATAAAAACAGATGCTGGGTATGGCACGTTGTGCTGAACCCTCATTTGCTTGGCTCTCTTTTTGATCTCCATCAAGACTTGATGCTTGGCTTGGTCTATGCGCCCTTCAATCGTCCATTTCAATTGGGTGATTTGAGGTCTGATCCAGCTGCGGAGATTTGATTTTTTTCTTTTAAAAAAAGAATCGAAAGACTGAGTTTTCGGGTCAATCTTCCGATTCGTTCTTCCTGTTTTCCTGCCAACCACTATCCTTTGAACCTGTCCCAGGAGTTTCCTGTGCTTTGTGGGTTTGTCGCTGGTTGAACGGTCTTGTCTTTATCGTTAATAAAGACCTTTGTGTTCACCGCGATAGGCCACTGCCGAGCCTCTCCCTGGTTCTTCTCTTTGATTGTAACCTTGAGGTTAGCCCCTACGCTCCGTAGTGTATCTAACGCTTCCTCGATCGCTTCCTGCTGTGAGACTTGCATGGGGGCATAACGCCCTGTCTGCTCATCATAAGGGGTCTTGACTTCAAACCAAGCACTTACTTGATACTCTCTGCCTTTGCTCACGCCAACCTCTTGTTCTCTAAGCGGCTGCATTTTGCTGTTACTAAAGTGTGGGTATGCCATAGTTTTCTCCTAAAATGGGATTTCATCTTTTGAATCAAGTGGTGGAACTGGTGGCAGTGGATCAGGCTCTTTGCCGTGTGTCTCTGCGACAGGCATTTCTGGCTCACTGAGTTCCTTGCTTCTCGCGTCCAACGCATTGGTGACCATCATCACCAAAGCTTTACTAGATGCCGCAAGTGACTCCAGTTTTTTCTCATTCTGTGTTGTCCACAAATGAATCTGACCGATCTTGGTCATTGCATGAATCTCTTTACAGGCTTGCTCTGCAAACTTCGCTTGAGTTTCTGCGTTCTTTTGTTGCGGTGATTGATTCACTGGCTTTGGCTTTGCCCCTTCCTGGTGCGATACGGTTGGTTTGGGCGCATCATCATCTTGCTGTGCGATGCCAAGGCAAGCGGCTAACGCATATCTCCTAGCGTATGTAATCACAGCACCAGCTTGTTGTGCTGCTGACATCCGACTGTTTGCTTCTTGCGGTAAGCAAAGCATCGACTCGATGTACTCTCCAGACTCGTGCATCAAGATCGTGGTGACTGAGATTCCTTGGGCGCTTGAGCCAAGCATCTGACATACAGATAACTTGTTGTTCGTCAGTGGTTGTTTCACTGCGTTCAAGATATTCGCCAGATCTGCATATTTATAATTATGTCCCTGACTATCTTTGGTTGGATTCTCAACCTCTGCCTGAAACTTACTTAATGCAGCGGCTAGTTTACCGATACTCTCTGATCTATTCGCATCACTTTGTGCTTCGTTCATCGTATCCCCCATATTCTCTTTGCTTCTTCTATAACACCAGGTGGTTCAGACCAAGATATGTGATCAAAGTCTGGAGCCTGGCTCAGTAATAGTGATTCCTTGTCGGCATGCGCTTTCAGATTGTTCTCAATGGCTCTGTGGTGGACCGACATCTTCTGACAACACTGCTCCAAAAACTCAGGCTGAAGCTCTTCACAGTTGTCTTGGTTGAAGATGGCGTATCCATCCTCATTCGCGTACAGCAGCCACACAGGCTTCCTTCCGTTGATGTACCAACCCCCTGCTACCTGGAACACGTTGTTGATGGTGAACATTCCATCCAGAGTCTTTGGCAGTGACGCTTTACGCTTGCCAGACTTGGTGGTTGAGCTTTGAGTAGGCCATTTGGTCTTCAGATCGCCAACGCCTACATAATCAGGGCGATTGATGTGGGGCAATTCGTTATCAAAGAGACAGCCTTTGAGCTCGCTCTCGCCAACAATCTGCTGCCCCGCCATAACTTCTCGCAATCCTTCAACACTGGAACGGATGGTGTCTGTCAGCACTTCAGCGCAGATCTCCCAATCTCTAGCGTCCTTGCCGTCATCCCAAGTGCGTATTGTATGACCGTGAAATTTTTTAAGAGAAAGATCGTAGATTTCTACGGGATCTTGTTGTTTTATAAGGATTTCATCACACGCCCACTGCACAACAGTACCAGCCCACATCTTGCTGTTTGAGCTTTCGTTGTGCCTGTGATCGAGCCGACGGATGGTTTGCCAAGCAGTCTCTACCTCAAATTCATCGACTGATGTCCTCGTGATATCCCAAGCTTTCGCAACGAGCGGCCTGACATGACATTTGTCAAACAATTCTTTTGCGGGCTCAGCACTCTTACTATTCTTGTGATGATAGTAATGATGCCGTAATGCCCAATCAGGTGTAGTCATCTCCTGCTCCCCCATAGTGGCCCACAGGTAACGTCAACCATAATTGATGACGGAACCCCGTTGATCTTGCGTTTACTCCAGATCGGTATCGCTCTCAGACCTGACGACTCGCATTCCTTGATAGCGTCGATCGTCTCCTGACGAGACATCGCAAACACCTCAGACTGCAGCGTCAGTGACTGACCAGGCATCTGCTCGAGCACAGATACCTGTTCAACTGGTTTGATGGTCTGGTTGCTGCAACCGACAACAGATAAACACAAAAAAATTAAAAGCTTTGTTTTCATTTGATTCCTCCCTCAAGGTCAGCGATACGCTGACCTAACCAACGCATGACCGGAACAGCCATACTATTCCCCATCGCCTTATAGCGACGGCTATCCGGTGCGGTCTT